ATGATTAGTTTCATTTTAGAGTCCCATTGATTTCCGTTTCATTAAAGATCGCCTTCTTTTAATTAAAGATCTGGCTAACTTTGCTCTTCTTTTTACTTTTGCTTTTCTAGCGCCCATTCTTCTGCGTATTTTCTCAGCTGGTGACATTCTAACTAGTTTGCCACCGCGCAATGTAAATCCTTTCACCGCAGAAACTTTTTTTCTTCTCTGAACTTTTCCGCCGCGAATTCTTACCTTCACGACTTTCGTTCTACCCAACTTCATCACATTACCAGATCTTCTGGCTTCACTAACGAACTGTTTAAATGTTTTGCTCATTGTAGATTCTTAAATGCGAATGCTGATGCTTTTGCTAAACTTTCTGGATTGGCGGAAATAAGTTTTGATAACTTGCGCTTATTCCCATCATTCATTTGATTATAAAGATTTAATAGATTTTTTGCTGAAGTAACATCAACTTTTGTTCTAGAACCATTTACGAATTTTACATCACGTATTTCATTGTTCCGAACGATTGTTTCTAACTGTGGTAATACTCTTGATTCAAAAAGTTTATGTTCTTCACCAACGGAAACAACACCTTTCTTATTACCATAAGGAACACTGAACGTCAACTTCAACTTGCTGTTATAATAAAGAGCTACTCTTTCTCCAGTTGGAAAATCTCTAACTCCTGTTCTGCGTAAAACAAGAACAGGAGGTGGATCGTTTAACCCCTCACTAAGAGACTCTCTTTCGTAGGGAGTCTCATACTTTTTTCGTAGCTCTTCAAATAACATTACTTGGACGCTTTCTCTTTTTTATCGCCTTCTTCATCATCCATTTCGTCTTCCATTTCGTCTTCATCTTCATATTCTTCATCATCTTCTTCGTCTTTGCTTTCAAGCATTGCTTTAGCGACTGCAATCTTTTCTTGCTCTAGAGCGAAGATGACTTTGCTTGCAATTTTTTCTTGAATCGCTTCTTTAAATGCAACAGCATTTTGTTCTGCAATTAAATCTACTAATCTGCTCATCTATTTTCTCCCAGAAAATAATTCTTGTTGGGCTTTTATATTTATATCATCAGGTGGTTGATCAACTTGTTGTTGCGGAGCCATCTGTTGATCTGCGCCTTGTTGCAACATTGCATTTGGATCTTGCGTTGGATCTTGTCCAGGCGCATTTGGATCTTGAGGAATTTGTCCAGGCATTCCAGGAGGCATCATTGGCTGTGGGCTTTCTTCATACTCTTCAGCCATTTCTTCTTGCATCTTTTCAATTTGATCCTCGTCCATACGAAGAATATTTTGTTGAACCCACTTCTTGGAGAAGAAACGTCCAATGTATGGATCAACTTGTACAAGAACTGCTAATCTGTTTTGTAGAAGTTCAGCTTCTTTCAGTTCATAGAAATTATTATCTTTCAAGAAATCGTAATGAATATCTTGCTTAAACTCTTCCCATTCTTCAAGAGAACAAATACCCTTGAGTGATAATTGCTTTGAAAGCAAATCGTCAAACAAAATACTGAAACGATCACGAAGTTTATTAATGAACTTCATGAACTTCAGTTCATCACGAGTAATCTCAGTTGATCTTCCTAGGCTGAACCCAGTTGAAGGTTCAGTTCTAGAAATTGGGACTGATAATGCTTTGTATAGTTTATTCTGAAAATATTTGACGTCTTCCAGTTCGCCTAGATTTTGTCCAGAGGGAAGTGTGGTAATTTCTGTATTCTTATCACCATGCCTTGGAATCCAGAAATCTTCAAGGATAGATTGAAATCTTCTATCGTCTCGTACATCACCAGTAGTTGGATCGTACACAAGTTTGTTTCTGAATTTCATCATCATGTTTTGCAGATATTGTTCTGCTTTGATTCTTGGCATCTTACCAACGTCAACATAGAATACACGGCGCTCGGGCGCGCGCGAGAGTCTGTAAATTACAATCGCATCTTCAACGAAACGTAATTGGTTGAGTGGTCTAATTGCTTTATGCAAATATGACAGAACAACTTGTTTAGATGGATCTGTCAATCCTGATGTAACATATGCAATAGAATCTTTGGCGAATGTAATCGCGCCAGCAGATGGACCGATTAGTTGTGGAATGTTGCCATTGTCAATCTTGGTTAAATTCTTATCATTGTAGATGTAGAACTCATCAATTCTATCTACAATCTCACGTCCATCTTCATCTTTCTTCTTTACGACGTTGCGTATTTTTCTAATTCTTCTTGGGTCAATATAGATGAGTTTTTGAATACCATCTCTAGGATTATCTTTATCAATGACTACATGATAATACATCCTACCATCTATATACCATTTACGAAAAATGTCAGCACCATCATTACCGAAATTCAGAAGTTTCAATATATTTTTAAATTCATCTCGAATTTTGTCTTTGATTGCATCTTTTTGTTCGAGATCGTCTAGAATTATGCTGACTGATTTAGATTGATTATCGTGAACAACAGCTTCATTCGTAATGTCGTCAATTGCTGATTCTAGTTCTGGCTGCATTGACATCGTGCGATATTTTGTTACCAGATCAATTTCAGATCGATATGATCCGTCGATGTCAACGAAGAATCCATAAGACCCAGTCGTAGCAATACTAACAGAACCATCATCAGCAACTGGTGTGATTGGTGTCTGAGTTTCTATTGCGACTTGTTCTTTATCGCGTACAAGTTCAAATCCGAATAATTTAATTGCCAAATTCGTACTCCAATAAGTTGGGGGAGGAAAACCCTCCCCAATCTACTTATACTGCATTAACCAAGAACGCTGCCAACAGCACCAAGAATATTACTCACGGTGCTATCAGCATCAGGTGTAGTCCAGTACTGGAACGCGAAGGTGATTGAGAATTCTTCAATCTGATCATTCGCAGCCCAGCTAACTTCGATTGGAGAAATATCAATTGGGAACATTCCGTAGAAATCATATGTCTTGATTCTCTCTCCACGCTTACCGTACTGTACAACGGAAGCATCGACACCATATCCACCGTCTACAATACTCGCAACTGGATTTCTAATGTTCTGAACTGGATCGTTGATTGCAGCGATCCATCTTTCCATCGAATTCCGAATTACGAAGTCTTCGTCGTTGATTACGTTGACTGTCCACTCGGGATATGTTCTGTTTCCTGCGAGTTTGATTTCTCTACCGAAGTAGAACACAGGCGCAACGCCAAGAGTTGTTCCTGGCAGCTGCGCAGTATTGCACATAAATCTGAATTTCTCGTCGACTCTACCTTGAGATTTGGCGAAGCCAGGAATATTCATCCTGACTTCGAACAGGTTTGGTCTTGCACCATCACCAGTTATTTGTTGACGAAATTCGTTTACATTGAACGCCATGTTATTCTCCTATAGGATTCTATTAAAACTTACCAACGATTTCATTGAATTCTACACCAGTTCTAACCGCAACGAAGTTCAACTGAACGAAGTTAATGCTTCTAGCTGGCTTGATGTAGATATCGCCAACAAACTCATTTCTATCAATAATATCGGAAGTATTGTTTGTTTCGTCACAAACAACTCTGAAGTCATAAATTCCACGGCGACCTTGTACAGTTCTCAGGAAGGGTTCAACCAAACTTACAAACTGCGCTCTGGTGAATTCATCATTGAATTCGAACAGACTTGCTCTTGCTGCTCTTGAAATTGCTTTCTCGAGAACAATAAACAATCTTCTGACGTTAATTCTATCGAATGCAGAAGGTTTGTTTGAAAGAGTCTTATCCCCAAACAGTAGAGTTCCTTCTCCAGGCAGAGAAACAACAGGGTTCACACCAGCCTTGTAAAGCGTATCTCTTTGTGTTTGGTTTGGATTGAACGCCAGCTTAACGACATTCTTGATTGCTCCTCTCTGGAATCCAGCAGGTGAGAACCAAGGATCTCTTTCTCTATCTGTTCTAGCGCAGAGACCAGCGATATCGCCATTGAGCGGAACCCAACGATATCGGTCATTGTACTTGTCATACATCTGCTTCCAACCACTATCGTGAACTCCATAAGAGTTTCTTGTCGCTAAATTGGTTGCGGTAGCTGCGATAGAAGTTGCTGGGGAAGTTGCGATAACATCTGAGTATTTCGCAGAGATAAACGCAACACAATCTTTTCTAGATTCTGCGAGATCAAGGAGAGAACCAGCAATACCTTTATCGTGCCCGTCAGCTGCGATAACTAAAGATAGATCAATATTTTCTTTATCGAGATAAAGATCATATGCATCTTCAAGGTTACCTTGAGTTACAGTGCCATCAGAACCACCAATAAATCTGACGGTCAAGTTCGCTGAGTCTGCACCAAACGTGTTATTTAACGCTATACTTCCCCAGTTAGAAATAGTAGTTCCCGTTGGGTGGTTAATCCAATAAACGTATTTTGACTTGTTGTACAATACATCCTTATAATAATTTGTTGAACCATCGTCATTTTTTGCATCGCTTGCTTTTGACACATAACTAAATTTTTCAAGAACAGTGGCTGGAGTTCCCGTGAAAACGCCACCAGCGTCTACAACAACAATATGCATTTCATCATTGGCGCCGCTCTTTCCAGAAACATATGTTGACGTTCCTGGAGCGGTATCGAAAAGACCTTTATGCGCCCAGTTGGTGAATGCCGTGTTTGATGGGCAAATAGAAATTTGCAAAGAATTTCCTTTTTCGCCAGCATATCTTGCAGCAAATCCTGTATTAGCTTCATTTCCAGCATTAGACGAATTGTCATAGTAGCTTGTGAAATATTTTGATTCATCTACAATTAGAACAGCGTTTGCTCTGCCGCCTGCTGGATCTGAATTGGCAACTGCGTTATTTG